TGAACGATCCGACGCTTCCAGTAGCTCAGATCGCGAACGCCATCAATGGGCGAGCCATCGAAATTCGAGTTTCGAGGACAAGAACGGCCTTGATTGCAATTGCCGTGGCAAGGGGGGCAGGCCAGGGCTTTCATTGCCGGTACATCCGAACACGGGAATCTTGGATCGGAGCTTTCACTTCCTCGACCATGGGATTCAAGCATTGGCGTTTGATCTTGGGGTCGGACTTGGCCTTCGACAGAGCGGCTTCAGCGGTCACAGCGTCAACTCGCCCGATTTCGAGGAAGTCATTGTTGAGAACTTTAAACTTGGTCATTTTGCGAGCCTCGATCGAATGACTTGGACCAGGAGCTTATACTCAAGCCCCACCTTAGAACCACCGTGCTTTCGAGCGACAGCAGTTTCGAACTCTTCGACAGTACCAAGGAAACAGCCCCGAGTCACGATGATTGTGTTACCTTTGCCCCTGCACGCAGTTAGAGTACCATTTTCAGAGCCGACCTTTGAAAACCACATCACCTCAGTGTTACCAGACACCTCAGCGTTACCAGACACCTCAGCGTTACCAGACACCTCAGCGTTACCAAACACCCGAGCGTTACCAAACACCTCAGCGTTACCAAACACCCGAGCGTCACCAGACACCTCAGCGTCACCAAACACCCAAGCGTTACCAAACACCCAAGCGTCACCAAACACCCGAGCGTTACCAAACACCCAAGCGTTACCAAACACCCAAGCGTCACCAGACACCGAAAGATTGACCTCAGCTTCGATGTACCCTCCAAGATCGCCAGGAGACACTAAAACCCCAATTGCGACCAGCGCACGAATGCGCTTCAAAACGCGGCCATCGTAAGAAGTCTTCGTGTCGTTTTCAACGAATTCGTATTTCTGGTTCATGATTAAAGTTCCTTCGGTTCGGTGGGGATGACTTCGATGCGATAGCCCAGGCGCTTGATCTGTTCGACCATTCGGCGCGTCAGGGTCTTGGTGTTGGTCATTTCGCAGAAGATTTCTGCTTCGGGCGACGCGGGCTTAATGACCTCTTGGCCATATTGCTGGCCGATCACCACTTTGATGACTTTGGCGTCAGGCGGCGGAGCGAGGTGCAGATTGGGGACGGTTGCCATGGTATCTCCTATTGAGGCTATCGGGTGACTGAAACTTTATTGGAACACAACGCTAAACGGCTGTCAATCCCTCTTCAGTTGTTATTACAATCGGGCTATGAAAGTGGCCCCTTACGGGGGCCAGTCGCCGGGGCTGTAACTCCCCGGGGAGAGCCTTTCGGCTCTGGCTTCACACCGCCGATTAGGCGGTGGCGACTTCCGGTTCAGCAACCTTCTTTGCCTTGGCTTCGGCGGCGGCTTGGGCCTTGGCTTCACGCTCAGCTTTAGCCTTCGCCTTGGCTTCGAGTTCGGCATGGGCGGTGGCGAAGCCGTACTCTTCGACCTTGGCCACGACGTCAACCAGCGAGAAGGTGCCCTTCTTGATCGCGCCGCGCATGCGGTTGCGGTAGTTCATCGACTGCTGGCCGATGTTCAGGGCGGTGTACTTGTTCTCTTCAGCGAAGAGCATCGTGCCCAGCTTGACCACGTTTTCCGGGGGCACGGCGTCCAGGGCTTCGGCCAGGGCATCGGTCGAGCGGAGTTGGCCGGTGGCGGACTTCACGTACAGACCCTGCTTCACACGATCGGCCAGTGCCAGCATCGAACCCACGTAGTTCTTGCCGGATTCCTTGAGGGCGGCGATGCGGGCTTCACGCTCGGCTGCCGTCTCCTGGGCCTTCGCTTCACGAGCGGCCTTCTTCTCGGCGGCTTCAGCTTCGCGCTCGGCCTTCGCCTTGGCGGCGGCTGCCAGCTTCGCGGCCTTGGCCTCGATCTTCGCCTTGGCGGCGGCTTCCTTGTCGAGTTGGGCTTGCGGCAGAGTGGGGGTGGTGGCTTCAGTCATGGTATTCTCCTTCAGGGGTTGATTGAAAACTGAGAACCCCGAGTGTACCATACTGGAATCGGGGCTGTCAACCCCCTCGACTTCGCCCGTTTCGATATTCGGTTGTTGCGCTTCCGCAACGGCGGGCTTGTGCTTCGGGCGTGTAATGCCCTTCGCGGCGGCCTTCTTGGTCGCGGTCTTGAGAGCTGCTTGCTTTTCAACTGCTTGCGCTTTTGCCATGGTTATTCTCCAATCAATGGTGGTGTACGTTTTCGCTGGCTCAGTCAGGATTTTCAGGGCTGAAGTGAGCAGCGGGTCCTCAGCCTTGTCGGGGTGATTTCGATTCACAAGGGCACTTCGATGAAGCGGTCTTCCAGTTCGACAACGATTTCACCGGCGCCAATCGTGATCGTTTCAATCGCGTCTTCGGGCTTCATAAGTCCCGCCTTCAGGAGGGCTCCTTCGAGCCTAATCTCAGTCATCCCGACCCGCTCGTCATTCGAGCGGTGCTCTTCTAGGGTCTGCCCGTGTGGGCGGTTGTGTACGACTGCGCGATACTTCAACGCGGCTTTGACAACTGCCGCACGGTACTCAAGTGCTGCTTCCCTCGTGGAATGGCTCATTTTCAGGCTCCTATTGCTCTATCTAAGGTTTTATTAAAACACAGCGCTGGACTGCTGTCAATCCCCCTTCGGGATTTGTTGCTCCGGAACGTCATACGCGCTCTTCCCCAATGGGAATGGGTCCGGCAGGGTCTTCAGCTGTTCCCGTGTTTGCAGATGGCGCAGAGCTTGAATTCGGTCCATGCCCGTCTCCGTCATGACTTGGGCGATGTTGTCTTCCGTGATCATTTGAAGACTCCCAGGATTCGAGCCAGCCAGCATTTCTTCGTGCGTGCACGTATGGGGGCGGGTTTCATCCAGTTGCTAGGGGTCGCCCCCCGTGCCAGTTCTTGATTCGCGGCGTATTCCGAGCGCATGGCTTATTCCTTCGAGGCTGCTTGCAGAGCGGCGGCAATCTGTGCGGACGTCACAACCCTATTCTTCAGGGCGTGGCGTGCCTTATTGCGCAGATTCATCGACTGCTGCCCGGGGTTAAGGGCAGTGTAAGGGTTGCTTGGCAGGCCCAGGGCGCGGATCAGGGCCTTCACGACCACTTCCCGGCTGAATTCGCCGCAGAGCAGGGCCAAGTCGTCACCGTTGCACTGGATGCCGTTTTTCGCCTTCACGTAGGTCTTGCGTGCCGTCTTGAGCGCCAGCATCGGGCCGGTGTAAGCAGTCTTGACGGGCTTCAGCTGTTCGGCGATGTACTCTTCGGGATCGACGCCCAGGGCCTCAGCGTCAACACGGAGTGCTTGCAGGTAGGCCGCATGTTCGGCGTCGCGCTTCGCCTGCAGTTCTTCGGGCGTCGGCTCAACCGGGCCGGGTTTCACGGGCTTCTTCTCGGCTTCGATGGCTGCATGAAGAGCCTTTTTACTTGCGGCCTTGCGGGCCTTCTCGGCTTCGCTCGCCTTGCGGATGCCTGCGGGCGTCGTGTTCAGGGGCTTGACTGCTGCGCGCTTGGTGGTTGCCATTTTGAAATCTCCTATCGGGCTATTGAGGGGGAACAACTTAATTGGAACACAGGGAGAAGAGCTTGTCAATCCCCCTGATTCGGGTGTCAGACGCCGTAACCGACCGTCTTGACCGCGAGTTCGAGGGTCTTCGCGTACTCTTCTTCGGTGCAGTTCGCGAGAATGGTGCCTTCCTGCAGGTCGGCTTGGGTCGCACCCCAGAGGGCGAGGATGGTGCGAAGCTTGCGCTTCTGATTCGAAGTACCGAAGGTGGCAGCTTCTTGCAGGACGGTCAGGGCTTGGTTGGTCGTCATTTCGATCTCCTATTGACTATACCTATAGTATAACAGAGCGAGAAGCGAGTGTCAAGTAGTTGGAGGGCACGAAATTGCAACAAGGTGTAACAACACGGGCAAAGCGGAAGGAGTGATACGCGAGTGAGAGAGATTGACAGACGACGGCCTCTGTGCTACACTAGAGGCTCCTTTACTGAACTGGAGTTCCACGTGAAACCCGCACTTGCTCCCCCCGCCCGTGATGACGGGCTCAATTCAAGCCGTGTTCTTGGGAAAGTTTGTGAGAAGCACCCGGAATTGGGTGGCGTCCGTTATCAAGTGTCACACCTTTGCATCGGGTGCCAACGCGAACACCGTAAAAAGAGTCGCTCGACCCCTGAAGCGAAAGCCAGGAAGCTAGCGAAATTGAAAGCAAAACGTGACGCACACGCGATGACTGAAGAGTGGAAGCGCGCAATCCGACTCAGAGCAGAGAAACTGTGTCTCGAAGCCGGGAACAGCCCCCGAGCTGCTGAATACCTGAGCGGACGCTATTGGAACATGGCACGACAACAATTGAACGAAGAGCACAGGGCACGGAATAAGACCGATGTCTCAATGTCTGACCTGCTGGATGCTGACGACGACTTTCCGGGCATGCAGAGGTAGGATGATTCGGGAGTGACCACTCTAGACTACTCCTAGTCTAAGGACAACGCTTGATATCCCAGAAGGTGGGGTCCGAGGGCGGCGTGAAGCACGAGGCATGCACTCAGTTGGTGCATCGAACCACTCTCACGGGTAGGGGCTCCAGGTCGATCTCCTACCCCCTCCACCCTATAGAGTGGTGCCTCGGTACCCGGGACCTCCTACCTACTCCTACCTACTCCTATATATACGACAGATGAGGTGAGGCTGGTGATGATAGAGTGCCACAGGATACATATCGACAGAGACTCCACGATCCCGGGGGGTCGGACGTGGTGCTCCCTGTAGTGGCTAGAGTGACGGCAGTGGTCAGCCAGGGCTGTCGCCATCATCAACGTTGGCCCTCCAACTGGCGTTTGAAGTGTGTTTCACGTGAATCATTGACCCCGGCCTATCGGCATACACGAGTAGGTCCGGGCACTTACAACTTGTTACAATTTCAGGTATTGACAAGGATCTAAGGTTGTGGTATACTAAAGGTATAGTCAGTAATAGGAGCCTGAAATGGCCTTCGTAATCGTCTACACCGAAACCAGTGACCGTGTTGAAGACACCCCCGAGTTCGACTCGTTCGAAGCCGCCGAAACGTGGCTCGAAGATAATGCAGACCATCCCGAGAATTTTGAGGTTGTCGACCTCGCTTAAGATTTGAAGCATCGTCGAGCAGCGTACCCGGAGCCTTGATCCAGGGTTCTGGGCCTGTTGGCCACCCAACGGAAGGAGGCGAAGTGTGAAGGAGAGCCCCAGTTAGCGCTCACTAAGGCAAGACCCGTGCCAGGGGATCCGCCAGAAGAGGTACTACCAAATCCGTACCCGGAGCCTTGGACCTCGTCGCGATAACCCGGGGCTTGGCAGGAGGACCCGTAGTCCGCGACACCCTTCTCGTTTTGTAACTTATGCCCCGTGCCCCGTGCCCCGTGCTCCACGCTCTGCGCCTCAAGGGCTCCGCCCCACCCCTGTGCAATCATCCTTCCAGGTACTTGACACGCTTCCTCGCGTGTGCTACACTCACGCCTATGTCTACGGAACTCGCTCCCGTCACCGAAGTATATGAAGTATCTGCTTCAGGTGGGCAGGTTGTGGACTTCGCTCAATCGTTGCCTCCATTGACGGCCAAGGAGGATATGTTTGCCCTTGCCGTGATCGAGTATGGCGGCAATCTGCGGAAAGCGTACGAGGAAGCATTCGGGATTGGCGATACCACCCCAGTAGCTAAGGCTCGGGCTTTGATGGCCCGTCCAGAGGTTGCCCTCCGTATTCGCGATATCACGGAGTCAGTGCAGCAAAATGCCTTGGTGTCTTTGGGTTCCCATCTGGTCGAGTTGGCGGATATCCGGGACCTTGCGAAGGATCAGGGTCAGCTGAAGGTCGCTTTGAATGCCGAAGAAGCTCGCGGGCGTGTCGCGGGTCTGTACATCGGTAAGGAGGGAGCCGGTGCGAAGGGTGGTTCCGGGGCTGGTGCGGGCAATCCGATGGTCATGATTTCGATCACAACCCATCAAGACGCGAGTATCTGATGATTCGCAAGACCCCTCAAGGATATGAGGTGCTGTCGGAGTTGGGCAAGCCACTCTCGAAGCCGAATCTGACGAAGGGCCAAGCGTTGAAGCGTCTCGCGCAAGTAGAATATTTCAAGCGCAAGGATGCCAAGAAAAATGGCTGATCGGGTCTTCAAATTCACTGAAAAGCAGTTGGAGGCGCAAACCATCCTCGCGGGCGGGGCCACGCACAATATGCTTTATGGTGGGTCCCGTTCAGGTAAGACGTTCCTCCACGTTCGGAATATCGTTCTGCGGGCTCTCAAGGCACCAAATTCGCACCACTGCATTCTACGGTTCCGCTTCAATCACCTGAAGGCGTCGGTGATCCTGGGCACCTTTCCGAAGGTCATGAAGCTATGCTTCCCCGAAGTGACGTATAACCTGTCCAAGACAGATTGGTACGTGACGTTCCCCAACGGGTCGGAGCTTTGGTTTGGAGGTCTGGATGATAAGGAGCGCACTGAAAAGATTCTGGGCCAAGAGTATTCTACTATGCTCTTTAATGAGGCCAGCCAAATTCCGAAGCAAGCACGAGACACGGCAATCACACGTTTGGCCGAGCTTGCTGAAACCAAGGTGATGGATGGCGATAAGGAAGTTGTAACGGGCATCCTCAAGCCCCGCGCCTTCTACGATTGCAACCCCACTAACAAGAACCACTGGACTTACCGGGAGTTCATTCAGAAGCAAGACCCTGAAACACGGCAACCATTGCCGAACCCGAGTGATTACGCATACTTCAAGATGAACCCGGAAGATAATCGGGAGAATCTGACGGCTGGGTACTTGGACACCCTTGGGGCCTTGTCGGCCCGTATGCGCAAACGCTTTCGTGATGGTGATTTTGCGGACGCCACCCCAAATGCTCTCTTTACTGATGAGACTATTGACAAGTGGCGTGTCCTGGACGGTAAGCTACCCGACATGCAACGTATCGTTGTCGCAGTCGACCCATCGGGTAGCGGTGATCGTGACAACGCGGACAACGACGCAATTGGTATCATGGTCGCGGGGCTTGGAGTGGATGGCATCGCATACGTGCTGGAAGACCCCACTTGCAAAGCGGGCCCCGCCGTTTGGGGGAAGATCGCAACGAGTGCGTTCGAACGTCACGAAGCTGATATCATGGTCGGTGAAGTGAATTACGGCGGTGCGATGGTCAAGCACGTGATTATGACCTCGCGCCCGCGTACACCGTTTAAGATGGTGACAGCCACTCGCGGCAAGGTAGTTCGCGCTGAACCGTTCTCAGCGCTGTATGAACAAGGCAAGATTCGTCATGTAGGGGTCTTTCAACCCCTCGAAGACGAATTGACGGCATTCTCGACCGTTGGGTACCTGGGTCCGAATTCTCCGAACCGCGCCGATGCGTTGTTCTGGGCATTGACGGAATTGTTCCCAGGTGTCGTGTCGGGCAAAAAGAATGTCGAACCGGTCGAAAGGCCGCAATTCGAGGGCGCGGCATGGTTGGGCTGATCATCAAAGATACCCAGTACCTCGGGATTGTTTGCGGTAGTCACCCCGAATTGAACGGGCTGCGCCGGAAAAACAACCGTGGGTGTGTTGGCTGTCATCAGGATTATCGTCGGGCGTATCGGCAAGGACTCGTTCACAAAGAGTATATGAAGGAGTTCAACACTCGTCCGGAGCAGGCCGCGAAAGCAGTTATTCGTGCCCGGATTCGAAATCAGCTGGTGTCCGAAAAGGCTACCAAAGACTTCGGATGGTGGGATCGACAAATTCTTGCTTGCAACTATGCGATCGCGAAAGTGTGTCGAGACAATGGGGTCGATGCTGTAGTTGATCACATCGTGCCTCTCAAAGGTGAAAATGTCTGCGGGCTTCATGTCGGCGCGAACACTCGTGTGATTTCGGGCCTGGAAAACAACCAGAAAGGAAATTACCATGAAGTCTAAGCCCATGGAGCCGGGCTTCCGTCGAGTTGGTGGGGCTTCCTGCCATGTCCGGATTTGCGAAGCGCTTCCGGAACACATGCGAGCGGGCACTCGCGAAGTTTTCAAGTTGTGGACAGACCCCAAGCACCGCAATCGGGGTTTTGCGACATCGCTCATGCATTCCATTTGCCGTGAGGCGGATATCGCGGGCGTCACTTTGGTGCTTTTTGCGAAGCCCTACTTCGAGTCCGAAGAGGCTTACCTGCCCCAAGATGAACTCGAAGCGTGGTACTGCGCCACTTTCGGGTTCCAAGTGATCCAACACGAGCCCAAACTGCTTGCAAGAGCCCCCGGCGCGACCCCGCGAGTGGGTTTGCGGCTGGCCCCGATGACCCAAGCAGTGATTGAGAGTGTGCGCCATGACTGATAACGGCTTGGATGTGACCGACGAAACCCCAGATTCATCGCAAACCGATGCGGAAATCATCGCGGATGCTCGTGATTACCTGGAGTTGTGCGCTCTGGCTGACGGAGACAATTTCAAGGAAGGTCTGGTCGATCTACAATATTTGGCAGGCAATCACTGGCCCGAAAAGCAGAAGCGTCAACGTGAACTGGATGGTCGCCCTTGCTTGACGGTCAACAAGCTCCCCACGTTCCTGAACCAAGTCACGAATGAGCAGCGTCAGAACCGCGCCAGCATCAAGGTAAGCCCTGTTGGATCGGGTGCTGACATCCAGACCGCTGAAGTGATTCAAGGGATGATCAAGCATATCGAGTATGACTCGAATGCTGAAGTCGCTACCGACACCGCCGTGAACGCGGCTGCTGCGATTGGCTTCGGGTATTTCCGGGTGATGCCGGAATATTGTGATGAGAAGTCGTTCTATCAAGACCTGAAGTACAAGCGCATCCGGAACCCATTCACGGTGGCTTTCGATCCCGGAAGCACGGAACCGGACGGCTCGGACCAACAACGCTGCATAATCCATGTGAAGATGGATCGCAAACTATTTAAGCAAGAATATCCGGAGGCTTCGGCCACTTCGGACAGTCTCGCGGTCAACGGGGCGACTGGTTTCACGGTCAATTGGCTGGCCCAGGATTATATTCGAGTGGCCGAGTTCTACCGGATTGAACGGGAACCCGCCGAACTGGTGATGTTGTCGGACGGTGGGGTGTTTTGGCGCGATGAAATGCCTTCCGCCGAGCATCTGAAAGCCGCCGGTATCACGGAAGTGAACAAGCGCCGCAGCTTCAAGAAGAAAGTGATGTGGTACAAGTTGACCGCTCATGAAATCTTGGAGCGCACAGAAATCATGTGCAACTGGATTCCGGTGTTCCCGGTCTACGGTTCGGAATTGGACATCGACGGCAAGGTCATTCGCAGCGGTCTGATTCGCAACGCCCGCGACCCGCAACTGATGTATGACTTCTGGATGACTTCGGCCACTGAAGAAGTGGCTATGCGTCCGAAGACCCCGTTCATCGGGGCTGAAGGCCAGTTCGAGGGCCACGAGAACGAGTGGATGCAAGCGAATGTACGTAGCTTCGCATACCTCCAATATAAGCCCACCACGGTCGATGGCCAGCTTGCGCCTCCGCCGCAACGCCAAGCAATGGCTGACATCCCAAGTGGGATGCTCACGATGGCCATGCATGCGAATGATAATATCAAGGCCACTACTGGTCTGTTCGATTCGTCGCTCGGTGCAGCTGGAAATGCTACTTCGGGCAAGCAAGAACTCGCCCAACAACGGCAAGGTAATATTGCCAATTTCCACTACCAAGACGGGCTGACTCGAACCCTTCGGCACGTGGGTCGCTGCTTGATCAATATGTTCCCGCATTACTACGACACCGAGCGAGTCGTGAAAATCATGCGGGATGATGGCGAAGTGGTTCCGGTGACCATCAATAAGCGGCTGTCGCCCGAAGAGGCTCAGCAGCTGCAACAGGAAGAGCAAGCTAAATCGGAAGGCAAGTACACCGCTGCGATCAAGACGGTTTTGAATGACATCACGGTCGGGCAGTATGGCGTGGTGGTTGATACTGGCCCTTCATACACCACGATGCGTCAGCAAGCTTCGGATGCAATGGTTCAGTTCGGTCAATCGTGGCCCAAGCTGATGGACATCGCAGGTGACAAGGTGGTTAAGGCCATGGATTGGCCCGGTGCGCAAGAGATTGCACAACGGATTGAGCGCACGATCCCGCCTGAGATCCGGTACGACCCGAAAGACCCCAAAGCTGGTCCTCCTCCGCTTCCTCCTGAAATCAAGCAGCGATTGGACCAGATGAATCAAATGATTCAGGGTCTGCAGCAGGAGAATCAACGTCTCAAGACGGGTATCGACAAAGAACAGATCAAGGCCGAGTCGAACGAACAGATTGCCCAGATCAAGGGTATGTTTGATCAAAAGGTGGCTGAAATCGGTGCCGACGCCAAGAAGGATGTCGAAGAAATCAAGGGATGGATTGAATTCATGCTCTTGAAGCTCACTCCCCCGGAGCCGCTCAATGGAGCCGCTTCTGAGGATATGACTGAAGAAAACCGTACTTCGCCGGACCCAGGCGAGGAGAATACGCAGATTGGGCAGAGCCTACCTACGGGCGAGTAAATGTAGGGCCGGAGAATCGTCATGCCTGACGCTAACCAAGAAGTAGTTGAAACCCAAACCACGGGCACCGAAGTTCAAAACTCTGCCAACAATGGCGGCTCGCAAGAGCATACCAATACGGAGAATGAACAAGGCCAACGTGAAGAAACTGGTGAAGAAGGTCAAGTTGATAATGAAGGGCAACCGGGCAAGAAGCCCATTCAGCCCCGAATCAATGAGCTTGTCCGGAAGCGCCATGAAGCTGAGCGCGAAGCTGCCTATTGGCGCGGCGTTGCTCAGGCAAGTGCGAACAAGTCCACTGTCGAAACTCCGGCCCCTGCGGCTGCCCCCGCAAAACCGACAGCTGATCAGTTCAAGACGTATGACGAGTATGTTGAAGCCCTGACCGATTGGAAATCCGATCGAGCGGTTGAAAAAGCCCTCGCTACCGTGAATACCAAGATCGAGGAAAAGTCCACTCAGCAAACTGCTGCCCAACAAGAAGCGGACCGGACCAAGAACTGGCAAGCACGCCAAGACGCCACCAAGGCTGTTCTGAAGGATTACGACGAAGTCGTGGGTGAAAGTGACATTCCGATTGCTCCGCACGTTGGTGAATTGCTGCTCGACAGCGATCACGGCCCCGCGCTGGCCTACAAGCTGGCCAAGGACCCTGAGCTTGCCGACAAACTGAATCGGATGTCCGAAAAGCAAGCAGCCAAAGAAATCGGCAAGCTGGAAGCGGCTTTCGATATCACGGCAAGCTCGTCGAACGGCCAGACCCAAACCACTGCAGCCCCGGCTGCACAACCTAATGTCAGCAAAGCTCCGACGCCTCCCCGCCCTGTGACCCAAGGCCGTGCTACCTCCAAAGACCTCTCGCAGATGTCGATGGACGAGTATGTTGCGGCTCGAAAGGCTCAAGGGGCGGGTTGGGCCAATCGGCGCTAATCCACTCCATTCGAGGAAATCATGTCCAACAGTCTTGTTACCTGCTCCATCATCGCCAAAGAAGCCCTGGCGGTCCTGGAAAACATCCTCAGCTTCTCCAGCGGTGTGAACCGTGATTGGGAAGCTGAATTCACCCAAAATCAATCCCGTGGCTACTCACCGGGTCAGACCATCAACATCAAAAAGCCACCGCGTTATACCTACCGCGCTGGTCGTGTTGCTGTACCTCAAGCGACTGCCGAGTCCACCGTTCCGCTGACCCTGCAACAGGGCGGTACGGACCTGAACTTCACCGGTATCGAGCGCACCCTGTCGATGCAGCAAATGAGCCAAAAGCTCCAAGCTGCGATGGCTACGGTGGCGAACGAAATCGATCGTCAAGGTCTGGACCTCGCCCGTGTGGCTACGTTCAACTGTTTGGGTACCCCCGGCACCCCGCCGACCACCCAAGCATTGGCCTTGGCTGCTGCCACGACGCTGAATCAGCGTCTGGATGAAATGGCGGCACCCCGCGATAAGATGCGCTCGCTGATCACCAACCCGGCCTTGAATGGCGCGATGGTGCAAGGCTTCGCTGGTCTGTTCAACAACAACAAAACCCTGTCGGACCAATACAGTTCCGGTCTGCTGGTTGACGCGCTGGGCCTCGCTTACGCGATGGACCAGAACGTTGCTGTTCACACGAATGGCACACAAGCCGTCACGGGCACCAACATCAGTGGCGCGGGCCAAACCGGCTCGAACATCAACGTTGTCGGCCTGGGTGGCACGATCACCAAGGGCACCAAGGTCACGCTCCCCGGCGTGTTCGCGGTCAACCCCCAATCGCGCCAGTCGACCGGTACCCTGATGCAGTTTACGGTGACGGCTGACGTTGCTGCTGCTGCCACGGTCCTGCCGATTTCCCCGGCAATCGTCACTTCGGGCGCGTTCCAGAACGTGACCGCTTCGCCGACCAACGGTGCTGCGTTCACGATCTTCGGCACGGCTTCGGGTTCCTACTCCACCAACGTGGCCTACCACAAGGATGCGTTCACGCTGGCGATGGTTCCAATGTACGCTCCCCCGAGCGGCAAGGGCGTGATCGATGTGGCTGTTCAGTCCTACAAGGGCATGAACATCAAGGTCACGGAGTTCTACGATGGTGTGAACGACAACTATATCATGCGTTTGGACGTTCTGTTCGGCTGGGCTGCCACCTACCCCGAACTGGCCTGCCTCTACGCGGTGTAATTGACGAAGCCCCTTCGGGGGCTCTTTCTCAACTTCAAGGAATTTCACCATGGTTCTGCTTTCTCGTTCCTATGCCGGTTACGCTGCCGGTACCATCGTCCAGTTCTCTACCGCAATTGAGGCATCACTGATCGCGGCGGGCTTGGCCACATTGAGTGCTGGTCCTGTTACTCCGGGCGCGATTTCCACGACAATGCCCATGGGCCGTGTTGGTATTGCCGCAACTGGCACTTCTGTGGTGGTGAGCAACCCGAACTTCACCGCGGAGTCGAAGTTCGTCGCTGTGTTGTCCAATGCGGCAGCGGACAGCACAGCGTTGTATGTCACCCGGATCACGCCCGCTGCGGGTTCTGTGACGTTCACGTTGAACGCTGCGGCGACCGCTGCGGTGGCCATTGACTGGGCTCAGCTGGGACCGTTCGGTGGTTTGACGACCGCCCCGTAAGTTCAACCCCGGGGCTTCGGCCCCTTTTGGAGGCACCCATGCCATTTCTTCAACAGGGACAAGACGCAACAGTCACGATCCCGGCAGGCCAGTCCATCCGAATCGGGGCCTTCCGCAACGCCAAAGCATCTGTCAACATCCCCGGTGGCCGCGCTGGTGGGCCGATCCAAACGTTGTCGGACGGAGCGGTGACGCTGGGGCCTTACACCCCTGGCGTCGTCGTTGTTGTCGCTGCCACTTCTGGCGAAGTTGAGTACGTGATTGGCGCTTCCCCGGTGCTGACTGACGTTCCATTCAACTCTGCTGGCGTGGCGGTGACTGGCGGAACGATCAACGCCACCTCCGTTGGCGCAACGACCCCCAGCACAGGCTCCTTCACCTCGCTTCGATCCACCAGCTTGCAATCCGCGCTGACGGACGGAACGGGAACCCCGGGCAACGTCACGCAAAACGTCCAGCACGGGCGGGCAGCATTTGCCGCAGCGGGTTCAACCGTCGTCGTTACCAACTCGCAAGTCGCTG